GTAGAAGTTTGCATCATCGTTAATAGCGGCGGCAAGTTCATTCAGTGTATCAAGTGCGCCTGGTGAACTATCAATCAACTCTGAGATTGCTGTACGCACATAACGCATTGTTGCAACTCTAGAAGTGTTCTCGTTTTGTGGAAATGAAGCATATGTAAAGTTCACATATGGTGGAATATGCATACAAGGACCGCCACCTTCTGAAAGTGTGATTGACCCTCCACTTTCTGATACAAATGAAGTTCTGAATCCATGTACTGTCAATGTATCGCCACTGATTGCCATAATTCTTGTCAACTGATTATTTGCGGCATTAGTACAACCTTCAATCTTACATACATCACCAACTGAGAAACTACTCATATCACCAGAGTTTGATGATGCAATAGTACATGCAGTTTGTTCTGAGAAGTATTCTGGATTTGACAGAGGTGTAATTGTCAAGTTAGAACTATTAGATACACGAACTGCTTCAGGCAGTCTCTTGTGAGCATACATGACAGTAGACTTCAACTCACCATATGAATTATTAGTATCTGTTGCAAGAATTAACTGGTCATCAGCACCAACTACCATATCGCCATCAGTAAGACGCACAGTACCTAGAATATCACTATCGGAATCTGTTAAGTTCAATCTTGCTTGTGCGGCACTATCTGCATTGTTTTCATCTTGAATTGTAAATGTTGCGGCACCAGACCCCGCCGCTTGGTCAGAGAATGTAATTGTTCCATCAATCTTAACATCACCAACAACATGTAGAATTTCAGTAGGAGACGTTGTACCAATACCTACTTTTGAAGTTGCTGTGTTTACAAATAGCAGATTATCATTGGCATTACCTTTAACATGAAAATCTAGTCCTACTTGTCCATCATTGATAGTTACTTCGTCAGGAGTAAGCATCAAAACAGACTTGAGTGTTCCTCCCGACATAACATTAAAGTCAAACTCACCTTCTTCTGCACCATCAGTAGGGTCTTTAATATGACCATACATTTCTGCATAAGTTACAGTTTCATCTGCAGAGTTCTTACCTTCTAATTTGAATTTACCTAATATATCATCAGCGGCAGGAGTATTACTATCTCTTGTAAGAGTTATTGTAGGACTTGCTGTTGCACCATCATCAGTGTAAAATACATTAATTCCATCACCAACTATGTCAAGAGCAACAGTTGGAGATGCAACATTGATACCAATTCTGTCGTTTGTTGTATCAATGACAAACGTATCTGTGTCAAACGTATGATTACCGGTAGTTGCAGTATTTACAATATTACCAGTCTGCGTTTGAGTTGTATCAGTAATCGTCAGGTTAGTAGTAGTCGATGCAGTATCATCAATACCTGTCGATTGAAAAGTGGTGATTGTACCACCATCAATTCTATTACCTGATACTCTTGGTTGCGCTCCTACATACTTCGCCATGATTAGATATCCTCTAGAATACTTGCAATAGCATTCAATGATGCTGATGCACTACTTGTCACTGCTAATTTATCACTTTCATTCAGTACAATCTTTTGTCCACTAATAAATGATAGTGTTGAGTTTGCTGGAATGTTTATGTTGTTTCCTATTACTACATATGATGACGCGGAATCATCGTATATTTCAACATCTACAGTAATAGCAGAAACAGTAACATTTGCCAGTTCTAGACCAATAATCATACTACGCTTACCTACTGCGGAAGGTGTAGTATACATATCAGTTCTAGCAGTTCCTACTCCACTAGCAATTCTATTTTCGAAATCATTTGCCATTTTTTTCCTCTATTTTCTACTATTTATTCAACAAACCCATGAGCATCTAAATCACTATCTGAACCAAATACTGCGATAGGATGCATGTCGTATGCTTGTGGTTCTGCTTCTGAAATACGAAATCTACCAATTTCATTTCCTAATTCATTGTGCGCTTCTACAAAATTTTCATTTCCATTTGGTCTAAGTGTCACATCAATACTTGTTATATCACCCAAATCTGCTTGTATAACATTAGCGGCATTTACTAAGTTACTACCTAAGTCTGCGTTAATTCCATCTGGATCACCAACTGCATTACCTAAAGTATTAGTATTATTAAACCATTCTTTAAAACTAATCAGTCTTGTAAAGTCAATAAGTGCCATAGTTATGCAAACGCAATCAATACAGGTCTAGACAATGCATTAGCAGATGCTAAGTTGTCTAAGTCTGTCTTCAACTCATTTAGTGAACCTACTAAATTTGATTTCTGAGCAGTAGTCAATGTAGTCAAATCTCCCTGTTCATTATCAAGTTCATTCACTGCGCCCACGACATCTGTAGCAGTTGTTGTCAATGATGCAGGATCACCTAAGTTAGTAGAGATAGTATTAGTCTTCTGTCTCCACTGTTCTAAACTGTCCGTTGTGTTTACTACTACTACTGCCATATTACTTCTCCAATACTTGAATGAGCATACGTTTTATATCTCGCATTTCATCTTTAAGAGTATTTATCTCATCACACATATTCTGCACTTTCATCTTTTCAGACTTTTTAGCGAGTTGAACTGTCATGTATTTCTGATATTCAACAGAATTAGTGTTAATAACACCTTTGCTATTTTTCTCTCTAACTAGGTCAGGATGACCTTCTATTTGTATAAAGTTTTTCATATTACAGTGCCAATGCTATAACTCTAAGGTTCTTAATTTTAGGTACAAACGATGTGTTTGTTGATTTCATGACAATCTTAATTGCAACAGCAGAAAACTCTGCTAATCCTTCTACTAGATGTGTTCTCTCTCGGAAAACTGTAGGATCACCATCTGCGCTATCTGATATTTCAGTATCAACTTTTGCCCAAGGAATAGTTTCAAACTTTTGTTCAGTACCATCAGTAATTCTCTTATAGTATACATCAACAGTACAAGAAGCAGGTCTATTCATTTCATACAATATCTTAATTGCTGTAGAAGGATTTTGAAGAGTAAATCTTCTAGTCACATAGTTTGCTAGATTACTCGCTCCCGCTGGAGCAATATCATGTAAATACTTTTCATGCTGTACAATAGTGACTGCATTAGATGCCGCTTCATCAGTAGCAGGTACTGGTGTTGTTGTGATAGTTGCAGTTGTACCATCATTCTTATAATTACTAATCAAGTACTTTTGATTGTTGCCAGCGTTTGCGGCACCCGATATTGTAATATACTTACCAATATCTAAAGTATCAAACAAATCTCTTGTTGCACTATTTGTTGTAGTAATATTACCATTTGTATTTGAGAATGCAACATTAGTATCTGCACTTACTGCAGTTCTATCATCATGTGTGCTTAGATTAACATCTGTTTCAACTCTATTATCAATTCTGTTTTGAATACAGCATAGAGATATACGCTGGGAATCAATCATTGGTGATACAAAATCATTCAGTGTATTGAATGTTGCTCTAATTCTAGCAGAGTAACCAACAGTTCCACTTTCATTTTCTTTGGATTCAATAATCATAGGTTCATCATATATTTGATTTTGATTTTCTTGTACTGGTTTAAATCCAGTGAAAATGTTTCCTGCTTTTTTCTGAACATTCATATCATATGTCAAAGATGATTGTGCAAAACGAATGTTTGTCAGAGTAGGTTGAATAATATCAGCAATAAAGTTTCTAGTTGCTTGAACATTACCTCCCCCCACAGTATCACTAGATAATCCAGCAATACCATTTACAACATTTCCTGCAGTAACTTCGATAACATAAGTGTCATTTGTTACAGGTCCCACAACAGTATGTTGCTTATTAAACTCTGTATGAGGTATACCGTTTGTGGTAGAGTTTGCGCCATAGAATCCAGGAGCAACATTAGCAATTGTCACTTTATCTCCAACTGAGAGACCATGATTTCTTTGCGTTACGCGAACTTTATTAGTGTTCGGTGCTGTTTCAAATGGGTTGTTATTCAGAACAGTAAATCCATTTCTTACGTTCTTAAAGTCCATTACTGCAACACTACCCGTAAACAATGCACGATACATTGTCATTTTGATATCTCTAGTCTGATGAGGTGTCCATGTATTACCATTCTGAGACAAGAACATAGTACCAGTCAATGGGTTTCTAGAAATTGTTCTGTTGTCTCCGAGATTACTCTCGCCAATATCAGAGAAGAATACTTTACATCCAGGTTGGTCAACTTTAATCAAGATTGCATATGTTACATCGCCCGCTAAGAAGATTGGACTATCAAACACAACAGTTGTTGGAACAGTTGCATCAGTAGATACTTTCACATCTGCAACGTCAATTACTTTTTGTTGAATAATTTTTTCTGATGGGAACCCGTCTTTTGTGTTAACCATCTGAATAATGATAGGTCTCGTACCTGCTTCATTGAAATACAAGTCAACTTTAGTAATCATAACACCATCTTTTGCTTCGTTAATCACAAAAGTTTGTGCTAGTGGATCGTGCTGACCGCAACCGCCGCCTGCACCTGAACCACCGCCGTCACCGCCGTCACCACCATCTGCAGATGGAGGCGGTTGAACTCTAGAAGTTCTTTGAAAGCGAGTTGAACCAGTAATGTTTCTTGAAATTTCGCGCTCTTCTTGCAGTCGGTCACGAACAAATTCTGCTTGTCTAAGAGACAAGATAGTTTCTTCTCTTGTTTCGTTTATACCTGTTGCATGAAATATCTTTTCTGCTTTTGTAGTGTGAATACCAATTTCAATATTATTTGTATTATTATCAATAAATCTTAGTGTTCTATCACCAGTTCTGAACTTAACAGTATCAGTATTAGGAACAACAAATACACCAGTATAAGTACCTTCATTATCAGTGATATTATCATCACCAAACTGTTTTAAGTTTTTATACACATCTGTAGAAGTACCATCTGATACACTATTAATTGCTGTGATTTCACACAAGTTCTTTGCACCTAGCGCATTGTCAATAGTACCCGTAAGGTCATCACCGATTGCAAAACCATTCTTGATATTAGAAACATGGAATGTATGAGGAAGTGTATCTGCTGTTTCTGTGTTTAGATGTCCAGCATAACTGACAACACCAGATGCTTGAAGTCTAGTTACAGTACCACCGGAAGTGTATGCAGATACAGTAGTGATTGGTGTACCAGTTGCATCAAAATTAACAATCGTAAATGTGCTTGTTCCAGTATCTACACTCTCAACTCTATATTTACCATCATTAAGTTCTGTTGAACCCACAATACTTGCAAATTCAACTACATGACCAACTGAAATACCTGATACACTAGATGCTGTAATAGTTACAGTATTACCAACTTTCGCTACATTTGATATTGAAGTTGCTGTGTGAACAGAGTTTCTTACAACATCCCCAAGAGCAAATGCAAGTGCAGGATATGCGATATCGGAATCTGGGTCTACGAAAGTACCAAAGTAACGAGCATCGTCTGTGTCGAATTCAACTCCAGGGTCTTGTAGTGGATCAAACTGGAAGTCTGTTCTGTTTGGAGCAGTCACAGTAAATTTATCGTCAGGTTTAACATATGCGTTCACATTAACATTATCAAAGAATGCATTTACTTTAGTTCTAGGTTTCATGTTATCAATTTGAACATGAATTGGTATTTCACGCATATACGGAATCATAGACATATCTACAATTCTATCACCCATTGGTTTATCAACTGTTGAGTTTAAAAGTTTAGTTTCTACACCTTCACGGACTTGTCCTACTTGTTGAGTACCTACTTGCTGTAGAATGTTACCATTCCATCCTCCTGATACTCCACTACCAATTACTCGTTCGCCAGTGAAGATTTGCTCACCGAACCAGTTGTCTTGCCATGATTCCCAAACTGTACCTTCAACGCCAATCTCATCTGCTAAGAATTGAATTGCATCAAAGTTGTTGTCATCAACAACCACAAGGTCAGGTCTGCGAGTTGTATCTTTCCAATCATCAGAAGCAGGTGTAAGTATCATCTCTCCAGTATATGGAGAAACTTTATACGCATTGACTTCCATGCTGTCTGAAGCATATGGGTTTTCAATAAATGGTATTTCACTATAATCTAAAGTAATAATACCATCTCTATGTTTTCTATAGTTTGCGGCAGTTCTTTGTGCATCTGTAGAGTTCTCTTCGACCATCTTCACAATTTCAGTATGTGCCATTGGTCGCGCTTGCTTTCTTTTCATATCAATAGCAACACGATAATCAGGAGAACCTACATTACCGATTCCGTGACCTTTGAAATTATCTACAATGAAACCATTCTTCAGTCTTGGATTACCGTCAGCATCTAATATTAGCAAATCGGTTGTTGCTTTCTCAAGCAAGTTGAGTGAACTGACTTCTTCAAGATTGGAAATTCTAGTTTCAAGTCTGCCAATATCTTTCATAGTGTAGCGTTTATTTTTAATCTTTCTCGCAACAACTTCTGAAATATTAATAACATAAGGTTTGTACGTCACTTCAAAAAGTGTCATCGCCTTGCCAAGGTCAAGAGGTGGTCTAGGAGAAATATCAGGAACTCCAGGTATTCTAATGAATTTACCATCAAAGTTCATTGCAATCTTATCGATACGTCCTAAGAAGTATGTAAAGTCTGCATTGAAGTTTGTACCAATCATAGGAATTTCAGTGACAGAACCACCACTACCTGTGAATGATCCTCCACTATCTTGAACTCTTGGTCTAAAGTCTAAACAGTCACGCAAGTCATATGTATTACCATCTCCATCAGGTGATGAATATATCGGAATATCTTCGTAATCTACAACACCGTCATAACTGTCTACTGAGAAGTAGTCTCCACCAGAGTGAGTGAAGTAATCAAATGTTACTAGTAGACGCCCTGTAGGCGCAGGACGACCCGGTTTAAGTATAATTCGTGCTAAGTCATAAAACGCATCTCTTTGACCGTTATCAAATGTAAATCTATCAGTGATGTCTTGGTCAGATGAAGTAGCATTAGTGCTAAAGTCTGCCGCCATTTTGACAGACTTGAGAGCATACCCATCTGCTTTACCAAGAGTAATCTCTGTGTTTTGCGCGGCCGCTTGAGTTGTAATCTGAACTGTGGAATTTGGTTGTAGTGCTTTTGTTTTTTCAGCACCAGCGGCACCTGAAATTTCAACAGAAGCAATAATTTCAACCGAGTTACCGTTTGTTGGATTTGCACCAGATGGTAAGGTCTTACTTAGTAGATTACTAATTGTTAGTGTTCTACCACCATTACTAAGTGCTAAGTCACCAGATGCAATAGGTAAGATTGCACCAACATCTTGAGTTGCTAGTGCAGTACCAGTTCCTGTAGCAGTAATAATTGCAATAAAGTTTTGTAAGTTCGATACAGAGGCAAAGGATTCGTTATCTGGAACAGTAAACTGTGCGGCACCTGCGGCAATATTATACGCAACATCAAAGTGTCTTCGTACAGTGTAAGTAGATGACAATACGTTATCTGGATTCTGTGCATCAGAACCACGAATTTTTCTCATTCTAAAGTATCCAGTAGGGAATACTAGAATTTTTTGGTCTGGTCTTAAAAGTTCTGCAGAAAAACGCTTGAGAATACCACCACTAACAACATTACCTGCGGCGGTTGTTGTGTTAGCAGTTAGTTCTAATTCTAAGTTATTAGTAACAGTATCCACTTCTCCAATTCTAACATCACCTGTTGTGGTTGTCAAGAATAATACATCACCAGCGCGAACTTGAGAGTTGAATGCAGTACCAACACCAGTTACAGTAGCATCCGCATCTACAGTTGAAGCAGTACCAGATAGTGTTACTAGTTTAGGTTCAATCTCACATGAGAATGTAGCAGAAGAAGGTGTTGAACTGTCACCAAATGCTCTAGCATCTCTAGCAAAATCTTTTCCATCATTCATTTGAATGTCAAAAATACTGAGTTTATATGTAACTTCATCAATGTCACCAGTGTAATCGCCATCATGCAACTGAATACCTCTTAAATTTGCATTACCAATTACTGCAGGTGAACCATCTATAAAATCATCATAGATGAATACTTCTGCAAAATCATTGATATCTGCGGCACCAGTTAGTGTGTTTACTAGAACATAATTACCAACATCTGTCTGAATTGGTGTATCTACAACAGAGTTGAATGTTCTTGGTTTAGGAACATTAACAAACTTTGTAATTTTACTTTCGACTTCGTAACCTTGAACATATGCTTTACCAGGTTCAATACCAAGAGCAAGTTTTGCTCTATCACCTGGTGTGTCTGCGTTTGCATCCCACACACCTCTGTTGGTGCCGTCATTAAAGTGTTCACGAATATCAAGTCTAAAAGGTTTAACTTCATAGTCGCCACTTTCATCATATGTTCTTCTTGCAAATTCTTCTTGTAAGAAGTTGTAGTTTGCTTTTTCAACAAGTTTAGAAATCTGTCCTTGCTCACATCTTGCGAGTTCAATAAAGTTTACATCATCTGTCGCTGTAAGTGATTTTTTTGTTAGTGTAAGATTAATTTTGTATCTATGTGCGCCAGGAGCGGCAAAGTTAGATGCTCCTTGTGCATTATCTTTTAGTGTAGCATCTTCTTCAGGTGTTACTGTTGTTTGTGATACTTGAAATCCTACACGAAAAGATGGATAGTTGTGATATGGTTCAAGCAGAATTCTTTGCGCTTCGTTTGCGACAAAGAATCCATTGATGAAATAAACACCTGCTTGAATTTGAATTGCAGAACCTCTACCAACAGTATCACTATTACCTGCGGCAGTCATTACCGCAGGGTCAAAGAAGTCGATATCAGGTGTGCCTTCAGGTTGTGTAGACATAACAGTACCAGTTGTTAATAGTGATGCTGTTAGTTCTGTAGTTTGGTCAGCAGTCATATCTGGATTTTTTGCAACAGTATTATCTGCATTCAAAGATGTAACATTTTCACCAATAGCGTATCTTTTGGTTGCACCATCAGTACCACTATCTTCATATTTAATATACAGGGTTAAAGGTGTAGTAGAGGTGGCCGCTAAAGTTCCAATAACTTTCGCTTTAACGCCTGTCTCTGAACCCGTAATAATCTTGTTTAAAAAATCTGTTCTATAACTTTCTACGTTCTGAGCATTAAATGTTGATTGTATCTTAATGAAATCATATTCAAAGTCGAAAGCGATGTCGCCAGGAATAACCATCGAACCTTCTTTAAAGACATGTCGTCCATGTCTCTCAATCTGATTTTGTAAAATCGACTGTAGTTGGGTTAACTCTCTCGCCTGAACAGGAAATCCAGGACGAAAGAGTACACGATGAAAATTCTTCGCTTTAGCACCACCCGCGCCTTCAAAATCATCATAATAAGGGTCTACATTAAAATCTATAACTGCCATTTATTGCTCCGGTATCTTTCTATTCTACTATTTAGACTAGAATTCAATGACTAGTTTGATATCTTCAATCTGGTCAGATGCACGATTAATCGGGCGTCTATGTTCTAGATACATGATATCACCACTGTCAGGTTCTACTTCAGGATTGTTTAGTGCATTGATAGTACCTGCGGCAGAAGAAGTTCCACCTGATACTGTCTCAGCACCAGTGAATGAAGTAAATCCAGTATTCACATCTTGATAGTAGCGTAGAATTCTGTTACTAGAATCCCAATCAATTACTTTCGCAGATGCAGATGAAGAACCACCTGTGATTGTTTCATCAACTACAAATGTTCCAGTAAGACCCGCACTCTCAAAAGTGATAGACTTAGTTGCTGTTCTTGTAGTATCTGTAGCAACAGTAGTAGTACCATAGTTAAATGGATCACGAACAAGACCAATTCTACGATAGTCATTAGAAACTGGGAAGTCACCAGAACCATCATTGTACTCAAGTCTTACATTGTTCATTACATAGAATCCACCAAGTTCATGAATAGCATTCGATGAATGTCCACCTTCAGGTGAAATGATTGCTTTCAATGCTCCAGCAGAACCTCCACCACCAGATACAGTGATAGTTGCTTGAGTATAACCAGAACCTGCGTTGGTAATAGTTACTGAATTGATAGAACCAGCAGAAACGGTTACTGTTGCTGTTGCGCCTGTACCATCACCAGTAATAGTAACTGTAGGTGCTGATGTATATCCAGAACCTGCGGCAGTGATATTAATTTTCTTAATTTCACCATCTGTTGCCGCTTGCTGTGTATCATACTGTTCTTTGTATGGTTGTCCAGCGCCTGGATCAGAAGCAATGAATTTCACTGGCATGAAGTCTGTTGACAAGAACTTCAGAGCATCAGCGGCAGAAATTGTGTACATATATTTCCATACATAACTATCTGCAGTTGTGATATAACCAGTTGAAGTACCAGTTGGTTTTGTAGTTGATGCGCCACCAGAGTTATTATCAATAACTTTGTAGACGTTGTAATCATCTGTCAGAACATAGTATGTTGCGGCAGAAAGTGATGTTGCACCACTGGCGGCAGCATTTGTTGATGAATAGTCATGCGCGTACTCATCGTATACTGTACCAGAAGTCCAGTCTCTTCTTACTACTGCGTGAACAACATCTGATGCAGTCACACGCTTCATGGCGACCATATCGTCATAAGCATTAAATGCTGTATCGTTGTTATCAACAGGAGTAGGAGGAGATGTATCATCGGACCACGCTTGTGGACGACCGATGAACAAATAAATGTTTGTTCCTGATGTTTCACTGAATGCTTCGATATATTGCTCTGCATTGTGAATACGGAACTTATTAGTAATGATTGCGGCCATTTTTTCCTCTCTTTAAACTAATTAAGTGTGTTACATTATTTATAAGACTTTTTAACTGCTTCGTAGGAAGATTTCGGAATCAAATGTGAAATCTAGTTTTCTACCAGGGAAGTTTACTAAGTCATCTACATTATTGACAATCTCATTCAAATGTACAATTTGTGTATTTGCATAAGTATCCCAATAATCATCATTGCTGGTGTTACTACCAGAATAATTACTTGTCAATTTAGAACTATCATATGTTCCTCTATATATACGACCACCGCGGTCGATTTCTCTAGTTCCTGCGCTGTATGGCGGGAACAAGAACTTGAAGCGGTCTAGTGAATACCCTGTGGGTCCGAGTTTTGCTGACCCATAGGACTCATGTAAGTGTGCATCTTCTAGACCAAGAGATGCAATTAAGTGTAGTTTCGATGATGAAGTTGCTGTTAGTACATCTGTAGATGTGATAGTTGGTAATAGAAGTGTGACTACATTCTGTACGCTCTGTGCAACTCTAGCAATTTGTTTATAAATCTCTATTGTGTGTTTAACTGAAGTTCCTGCAGTCAATGTCTCTGCCCACGTTTCGAATGTTTGCAGTAGAATAGTAATATCAGGAGTTTGGTCAGTCTTACCATGTTGATTACCATCTGCAGTTTCATTGTTTGGTGATGTAGGTATTCTTACACTCTCATCAAATGAAGCACCTGCGTCACGCAAAAACAATGTAATGTCTTTTAAGAATTGAGCAGTAGCATCAATGTTGGCAATAGGTGTAGCATGTGATGGGAATTGTAGAATAGGCATTACACCACCTGCTTCTGTTCCGATAACCAACTCTTCACCTCTCAAATAATTCTTGCCTTTATTGGTGTTGACTTCTTCACTGTCTTCCATCAGAATGAAATTACCATCTTCAGTAACTATTCTAGTTTCAAACATATTTGCATGAACAACTTCTGTAAAAATCTCTAATTCTATTTTTTGTAATCGAGCAACAGGAGTTGCAGACTTTAGAACTTCTAGTAATATTTGAAGTTCTTTAAATCTAGGTTGATTACTATTCAGTCTAAACTCAGACCCGCCCCATGCTCTAGCAGAAACAGATGTTGAAACAGAAACCTCACCAAATAGTGCAAGACCAACTGGATGAAGAATTCTCTTAACTGCATCTCTCCATACGTTGATTGAGTTACCTACTTTGATAACATATGAAAAGTCTTGATAATAGAAACTGTCTTGAATACTCTTAGAACTTTCAGATAAACGACCATCTGCACCAAAGAGAACACCTTCACTAGAAGATACTGTACCATTCTGAGGATTAATTATGGCAGAACCAACTTGACAAACTGTTGCTGTTGCACCAGAAACCACACCTGTTATTCTAGACCTTCTAAGACATATATCATCTTTTTCATATAAACTAGAGTTTAATCTAAATGTATCTTCAAATGTATCTAGTTTAATCTTATACAAGTTTCTACTAGTATCTATTGATTGAATAGTTCCATTTTCGACTGTCGTGATTTCACTTAATAGTGCATCGCCAGTCTCCAGCAATATACTATCTTCATCTTGCTTTAGAAGTTTATATGGTTGACTAGTTATTGCTTCACCTGCAATAAAAGTACCTTCAATATTCTCTAATATTAAATTCTCTTGTACAATAACATCAGGAGGTGAAGTATATCCACTACCCAAGTTTGTTCTAATAACTCCAGTAATTCGACCTAGATTATTAGATATTGATTTAATTACTGCGCCAGTTCCATTTGTTGATGTCACATCAATAAGAGGAAGTCTATCATAATTCACACCTTCATTTACAATAGTTAAATCATGAATAATTCCTACATGGTCAGCATCATCTGGAATAATACGACTACCATCTTCTAATAGAAGTAAATCACCATCTTCTTTAGCAATTTCTCTCAAATCACCTGCTAGAATACTGTGTCCGCTTTCTAGAAGAATGCCCGAACCATCTGCTTCAGATATTAATCTACCTTCGTTACGCTTTACAATTGCACTGGCATTTGCTCCCAACCCTCCATCTGTGTAAGAGAGAGGATCACCTAAAGCATAATCACGACCTCCATTTTCAATCAAATATTCTTGAATTGAACCTTTACCCACAGTGCTAATATCAAATTGAGCAGAATTACCAATCTCTTCAGATACTACTATGTCTCCGCTTTCTGTAGTAATATATCCACTATCATCTTCTTTTTCTAATCTAGGTGTTTTATTAGAAGTTACAAGAGGGTCACCAGTATTATAATAAGCACCTGCAGTAGGAATACTAATACCTGTAATAATATTATCAACTTCACCTTCGACTATGCCTGTATCTGTAGGAACTGAGATGATTTGCCCTGCGACAAAAGTACCTGCAACTGAGTTTTGAGTGAGTGTAAGTTGGTATATTGTACTAGCACCAGATTGAAATGCAATAAAGTTTTCAATAAGACCTGTTGCTTGGTTAATGTCTGGTTGTAAAGGTACATTTTTCTGTAATATTTGTTTACCTACAATCTCATCAATGTTTGCAGTATCTCCAGTAAAGTCTTTAATATTAATAATAATATCAGAGGTAAACTGTCCATCGGATACACGCAACATATCTTGTTTTGGATAGTAAACAGAAACATCTTCATTAAACAACATTCTAAACAAAAGAATAATAGATTTGTCTGTTCCTTTTGCTTGATAGAATTCTTTAATATTTTTTAGAAGAGTTCTCTTATCATTAAGAATGGAATCAGGAATATCTACAAGATAATTTTCTTTAAAATATGTTACAAAAGCATCTACTGTATTATCAATGTCATTATACAACTTAGCATTACGAGTTGTTTCGATGGCGTTGCCATTCAATTCTAACCACTCATAGTATGCTTCGATAAAAGTGACGAATGTTGTGTGGTCACTTCTGACAAATTCAGGTAATTGGTCTCCTATTATAGAAGATACCGCACCTTTTATGTTATCAATATTTGCTTTAAGTAAAGACATTAATATCCGCTTCCACTGCCGCTACCTGATGATCCGCTACTACCACCACTGCTTTGTACTTGAATACTTGACGCGGCACCCGCTACACCTGTACCTCCAGTTCTACTTAATTCACTAGAACTAGTAGTCTGATAATCAACACCCGCTGAGGATTCTCCAGTTGCAATCTTATCAACGATTGTATTAACTGTGATATCTTCAGTATTGATAGTTAATAGTACATTACGAACACTTACAATATCGTTAGAATTCAATGTTACAAAAACCTCAACTGAGTTATTATCTAAGACTGTTCCTGTAATATTCAACTGGTCAATGATTAGTTTACCTGTACCATAATCAATAGCACCTTGCGTATTATTAACATAAACTTTAGTTGATGAACCTTCTTCAAGATAATATGAACGAATGTTTCCATTACCATCATCATCTAAGTACAATGTTTGAAGTCTTCCTGAAATATTAAATCCTGTTGAAGATAAGTTTGATGGTGATCCAGGTCCTTGAGTAAATATTGGATTATAGAAGTTAATAGTATATTTACTTTCTTGATTTAGAATAGCATCAAAATTTCTCTCACATCTAATTGTTGAAATGTTAGATATAATACCTTTATCTGCTTGGTCAACAATAGAAACAAATTTAGAATATCTAAACACACTATCAAAGTCTTTTAATTCTGTAGAATTAAAAGTTGTTACTGCATCACGAATAGCAGAAGAAATATCAGTCATCGTTGATGTTGTAATATTTGGATTCCAATACGCTGTGATTGTAGGAATAATATTAATATAAACAGGGTCTATAATTTCAGGCGTAATAGAAACCATAGTCTTTCCAGATAAAACAGAATTTTTAATAGCATCTTTAGTTGATGTGGTTAATGTTCTTCCTGTTTTTGGTTTGATTGACAAAAATACTTTTCCGTATATAGGAGGGTCATTATCTTCACCACCCCAAACTTGCATAGCATCAACATTATTATACAACTTAGGAAGAATAACTTTATAGTCTTCTGCGGTTACTGCTCTTTTTTGTGCAGAGTATGATTTAGGAGCATTAAATTTTATACTCTCTATAGTTTCTCTAGGTGAACCGTTTTCCGAGTTGATGACGGTAGTAATTGTTGCGTTAGTAGAACCACCAACAGAACTTTGCAGTGTAAATGAATTTGCTCCGTTAGCATCTTCTTCATTACATACAATATATTCAATAATTATGATATTACCATCAGATAATGCTTTACCCAAAACATCATCACCAAACGATAACTCATAGAAACCATTCTCAACAGCATCTAAGAAAAATACTTCCGAGTCGGATTTGACTTCTAAGAAGTCATCTGCTTCAACATAAGTTGCTGTTGTTAAATCAGCAACAGAATTTTGAACTTTTACTTTTAGTGTAGACACATCTATGTTTCTATCATTCAATAAAAATCTTTGTGCAGGGTCGGCACTATTTTTAGTATATTGAAGTGTCAGTAGTGTTCCTTCTTTCACATCGATATTGGTAAATGTATAGACACCTTCTGTAGGAATAATAGTTACATCAGAAGTTGTAACAAATTGATAGTTAGCATCATTCACACGACTTCTAAATACGGTTCCTTTAGTCATCGTCAAAGAAGATGGATTTCCAGTAGGACTATTAATAGTTACGTTAATTCTAGCAGTTGCCGCCGTTGAAGAGCGAGGACGATATCCAAGATGTTTTGCAAGAGATACTACACTATCTCTTTTCACTGCACTGTCTAAGAACATTTCGTTTGCTACCATGTTTGCGTAAATAGCATTATAGTGTGTATTATAAGATAGTACATCAAGCAACGTATTCATTGCTGACCCCTCAAAATTATAATCTTTAAATTCTTCTTGAGATGATAAGTAAGATTTTAGATTAGTTTTAATATTGTTAAAATCTAACTCGGTAACTCTTAATCTGCTAGTTGTCTGTGCCATTATCGTGTCCTTGTCAAGTAGGTTTCAAATACCTCTGACCCTGTAAAGTTTACAATATGAAAAAATATTCTCACTCTATATGAATTTGTATCTGCTTCATCAAATACTTGTACTTCATCAAGTCTTGCTCTTGGTTCGTGATTGTCGATAACTTCACGAATAGATTTCTCAATAAGTCTTCTAGTCATAGGTGTATTATTTTCAAATAACAAATCAGCGATTGATGTTCCTAGATAAGGTTGAAATGGTCTTTCAAAGTATCTGGTTCGCAAAAGAGATTTCATAGATTGTTTCACTGCTTCAACGTCTGTCTTTCTCGCTACATCTGTTGTTGTAGAAAGTTTAGTGAAGTTAAAGTCTAAATCTTTAAAATCTGCTGTTTTTCTTGTTACTGTTGTTGCCATATTACTATTTATACCTGTTTATCCGCCAGCAAATACATTAGATGAACCAGTTGCAACTGATGTGCAAGCAGTTACACCATCTCCAACTCTACCGCAACCTTTATTGTTCACAAATACAGTTGATGAACCTTTAGTTATGGGTGCTTTGTGTGAAGGACATGGCACACCTGGTAATAGATGTCCTGTATTTTTATCACCTTGTCTACTAATACCAGTACCATTACAAAATACATTGCTACTTCTTTCGTCCCTCTTAGGAGTTGAACAATGTATCACGTCCTTATCAACGCTGTCTCCTCTACAAACTGCTGGCATTATAATCTCTCTCTAGAAAATATTTCTTTAAATTTTGCATGAAAAGTATCAATCAAATCATGTTCTTCTTGTGTGTGTGGTTCAGAAGGAAAGTCAGGTTCAAACGCAATAAGATTATCAAATGCCGCAGGTATATCATCAATATTATTATATGTATGAACTACACCACCAATTAGAACTTGAAACTTACCTGTCATCTATATTACCCCTAGTTCAAATCAATTCTAGGTGCATCAGCATCAATATGCTTGCCACCATTTAAGTCAATTGTATCAGACGCATCAACTCTAAAGTTGACACACTTAACGCGAACATCTTTAGTTGATTGTATATCAATATTATCTTCTGCTTTAATAGTTGCTTTACCGCCTACATATATGTTATATTGACCCTTCACATGTTCGTTATGGTCTTTTTCTATTAGAACTTCTTGCACACCCTCATTCAATATTCGTATAGAACCATCAGGATGCATCTCAATGAAACTACCTGACATATGTTGTATGTTAATTCTTTCTCCATCTGGCGTATCATCCAGTTCAATGACATGTCCACTCTCTGTTTGATTTACTTTATTAAATGGATATCTTGCATTATAAGGAATTGACATAGTGTTCCAAGTACCACCATCCCATGCAATAGGATGAGCAGGATGCTTTTCAGCATCTAGAACTTCTTGCTTCTTCTTATAAAGTTTAGACCTTTTGTCGCCTCTTGCTAAACGAGAAGTATCAGGTTCATTAATCTCTACAGGATGTGTTCCTGAAGGGTCACAGAATCCTAAATCAGTGTTTGGTCTTTCTATAGGGTAACCATGAAATGAACCCATAACAACAGGTTCTTGACATTCATTACCATCTCTAAAGAAACCTAAAACCCAAGAACCCTTTAAGAGTCCTGATGGAGAGTGACCTATTTGTGAAATAGATGCACCGGTTGTTGGCATCATTACCATCGCCCATGGTAAATCATCTGTAGGTAATGTTTCTTTATCTTCGGTATGAATACCCAAACATCTGACTTTAACTCTACCTAATTGTTCAGGATCATTGTGGTCTTCAACTACACCTTGAAACCAAGTAAATCCATCAAATCCCATAAATTTTCTCATAATCTACCTCTAGTTTTGTTTGAGTATAATGTCAAATGCCGCTGTTACTCTTGCATTGTTTGACCGCACTGATGCACGAACATCAATATCAGACTTCTCTGGAATTACTCTAGGAACTGAAAACTCGTATAAGTATTGTCCACCTGCACCAGATACTTCAAATGAATGACCAATTCTAAATGCATCTTGCCCGAAATATCTTACAAACTGATTTACTGTTGCATCTGCTCCAGACTGAACTGTTGCAGTTCCTTTCATTAGATAACCTGTGTAACCTGCAGGAATTGTATAAATCGCCATCAGAGTTTGACCAATACCAGCAGTAATTCTTGCAACAACTGTAGATGATACTTTAATATCGATATTTCCTACATTATCTGCACCTGAAGAAACATATGCTCTAAAGACACGGATGAATGTTACTGAATCCGTAGTTGCGTTTGCTGATGCATTTGTGAGTGTGCAAGTTGTAGAAACACTCTCGTAATTTTCGTCAAGTCCTTCGATGGTTATTACTTTGTTAGCATCACCCGCATTTGCTCTATCTACTGTGACTGCAGATGCAGATGAGAATGATGACCATGGATACGGTGTGTCATCAATATCCCAAACTGTACCAGTTGTGTTCTGAGACATTGCAGGAACAGCACCGAACTTGTGTATATCAGATACACCTTTGAGTAAACCTCTTGCTAGATTTATGCGCTCATCATTGAAAAAGTAGTTGCCCATAAGATGCTATTCTCTCCCTTTAGTCTTATTTATACTGACAGTGTTTGGTTACTTGTTTTGAACCCTTTTTTACGCATAACGGTCTTCGCTACAAGGTCAAACTCTTGAGAGTTTCTATCATACTTTAGAACAAATGGCATATTTATATCAGTTTGCATATCTTTCAAAACTGCTTCAGCATCAGGTCCTAATTGCGGAATCTTTTTACCATGTTTGTTATAAGTTTGCTTAAACAGTCTCGTAAGTTCTGCAGTAGTAATCTGTTTCTTGTTACGTTCATCGTTTACCCTATCTAAAAAATGTCGAGTGAATTCAACATCGATGCCGACCTTTGCAAACAACCTATCTGCAAACTTTTCTACGCCATCTAAATCACTCTTTGAAACTTGCTCTCTTAGTTCAGAAAATTTACGCATCCCATCCATCCTTTACGATATTCATGTCTACTTTATATGTTGCAGTTTGATTTGATATAGGAGTAAACATATGTACACAGTCTCTAATCAAGTAATGACCAGAATACTTTTTATTATAAACATCTTCAATACCTTCGACTTTTCTAATCGCAGGATAATTAAATTCTAGCAAACGTCCACACTCAATAATTGGATTACCAGGTGCTTCGAAATTTTCTACAACTTCATCATCTAATTGTTTAACAATTTGCTTTCTCTTTAAAACGGTTCCATCAGCATATATTGTTCTAAATCCAACTTCATCTTTTTTCATAGAATGTATTCTACTTTGTTTAGGACTTAGCATAATATTAATATCACTAGATACTGACTTATAAGGTTTATCAAAATGTGCTTGTTTTGATAATCTAACATAATCACTAAAATCATCCCAATAGTTATAAGTCTCTACTGTATAATTTTTATGAAATATATCATGTGTTATGTGCTTTGATACAATATGTCCTGATATCAAATCTTTAGCAAGTTTTTGTCTTTCTAATATTCTAAAGTCATCTACGTTTTGTGTAGTTTCTGAACCAACCATTCCTGACTGAGGTTTGCCGTCTGACCCAACAACAGGGACTCCAGGTATCTTATATAAATAACCTTTTTTGACTTTACCACTGTTGTCTCTTTCATTTTCAACGTCTGCCATCAAATCTGTAATAACTAAGTTTTTCTCTTTATCAAGTAATGTTGATGTAGAAACAAAATAAAATCCTCCAATACTCTCATAAAAGAAATAACCAGGAGTATCTTTTGTCATAGATACTGCTCTATTAGTAACCCACTTAATTGCTTGACTTGGTTTCCACATAGGACAAACAAACTTTAATCCTCCAATAGAAGGTCCTGTTGCTAATCTTTTATGAGTACTTCTCAAACTACGATTGAATATATTACCTATGATAACATGTGGTTCTCCCACAAATGAAGAAGATAATACAGTATTCATATTTCTATATCCTTCTTCACTTATGAGTTTTAATGTGAATAATTGTTTTCTTTCTTGAATGATTACATTTTCAATACCAATAACACGCATCCATATTTCACGTTCAGTACTGCTTTCACCATCTTTTACATTATATTTAAAATGAAATATGTTCGCACCAAGAATAGGATAATCAGGAATCATATCATTGCTGTCATTAATCATAAGAGTTCCTGTTATGAAAGGCGTTAATACACTTTCACTCATAGAAAAACTCACATATATGCTAAGTAAATCTAAAAATTTATCAGAACCTCTAGCATCTTCAATTGTTTTTGCAGTATTAGGAAATAACTGCATTGCTTCGACTTGTACTTCACCGCCGCCTTTAACTCCACCTGCCATAATTAATTTCCTATAATTTGTTTAAATTCTTCAACAAACTCTTGTAAAAGATTTGGTCTTAAAATTTTAATTTGTCGCTTTTCTTCGTTAAGTTTTTCTTCATATAATCTGTTGGTGATAACATCGCTATTGAATGTTTGTTCAGTTCCAGGACTGGTGAAGAGTTTATATGTACTTTCTGTAGTTCTAATCTTTCGATTTGTATCTCCAGATGCGGCAGGTCTTTCATAATGATGAATACCATCAGGTCCAGAATTCACAGTCCACAGTTTATATATGTTACTGTCATATGTACTCTTCGCGTGACCACTGCCATAATTCCCTGGCATATGAAAAACTGTACTACCAAATTCACTGAATGTGTGAGTGTGCGATATTCCAGTTCCATTTTGTTTATATCTATTATATTCTCTTGCTTCTTTTTCAGATAAAAATATAGGATACCAATACCCAGTGCCGCGATGCATACCAGATGTACCAGTTCCAAATAAAGCATAAGGACCATTACCTCCATACTTTTTATTAATCATATTTTTTAATTCGCGTTCAGTTCTCGGCCAGTCTTCATAAATATCATGTATTTCATTAGTTACGAGAAAAACCCAAGCAAACTTACTTGAGTTATAAAATTGATGTGCTAATATATCAGGTCTTTCACCCTCTTGTATATCATACAAGTCATATGAGAATGCGCTATTAGCAATTCTGCTATTTACTTTAACTCTACGAATAATATCTTTTGTTATAATCGCTCTAGTTTGTAATTCACCTTGTTTAGTGATATCGTAGAATGTTGTTGGAAAATATTCAAAATAACTCATTAGTAACCCTCTTCAATTCTCTTCTTATGCAATGGTTCAATTTCTCTGAAGTTCATAGTTACTTGAATTTCTGTAGGTTGACCATCTCTATTAGTAGAAAAAACTCCAGTTGAAGTATAGTTAGTATTGAATGAAGTTAAATAGCAAGTTGATATTTTGTGCATGAATTGATTATGTCTATTTTGATGCATGATAGAAATATCAAATAGTGAAGGATAATCAAAGAACAACCCACTAGGTATCAACTCAGGATGCATATGAAATCTAAATGTTTTAATAATCTCATCAATAGCAACTGCTTCTTGTTCAGACCTTGCGGCAAACTCATATGTAAAAGTAAATTCTCTAAAAGACATGCTTTCAAATCTTTGTTCGATATGTGGATTTGAAACTCTTCTTGTAGAAACTTCCATAACATTCTGGATGTTCATACCAAACATATCTGGTATTTGAAACAATACTTCTGATGCAAGTCTCGCCGCTTGACCACCCAAGTTTGCTAAATCAGCATTAGCATTATCACCTGCTCCTGCTCTTGCTAATAGTCCAACAAGAGGACCCATTTTTGCTTCTGTATAATTAGCAGTTGAGTTCATCGTCATTGTATTTGGTACTGCAAGTGCAATTGAAGAGTTTAACTTCTTTAAGTTTTGTGCGCCGCCAAACGCGCCATCTGTAAACTTACCTAGACTGTCAGTCACCGCTGATCCAGTTTCACTACTTAACGCTTTATCTACAAGTCCGCCTTCACCTCCAGTAATTGCTTTACCCAATTCGGCGGCATATTCTCCACCCTTTTCTACAACTCCTCTTACATCAAGTTTGTTTCCTAATATTGCAGATTCCCCTTTCCATGCTCTAGGTTCTCCCGGAGTTCCCTGTAAAGAGGTAAAGGATGTTGTTTCATCAAAGTATATATCAAAGATAACATGATTATCAAATTCAGCAGGTGCGTCAATACCCAAATCAATAGGATATGTCAATCCCATTGTACCATACTGTCTACCAGTCTTTGCCGGTTCACCTAATCTAGACGAATTTCTGGCAAATCGACCTAGTGCCGAACTGCCAGTAAAATGTGGGTTTAATATCGCCATATGGTTTCTTCCTATAAATAGTAATTACGATATTATTTATAAGAGTTTTTCGATATGGCATATAAAGGTAGATACACTCCGCAAAATAAAGACAAATACGCAGGTAATCCATCGAATGTGATATATCGCTCTCTTTGGGAACGTAAACTTATGAAATGGTGTGACCTAAATCCTGACGTTATCAAATGGGGAAGTGAAGAAACTGTGATTCCTTATGTGTCACCTCTTGATAATAAAATACATCGATATTTCGTAGACTTCTATATACAAGTCAGAACAAAAGATGGACTGATTAAATCTTATCTAGTAGAAGTAAAACCCAAAAAATACACTAAACCTCCCGAAACTAATCCTAAGAAGAAGTCAAAGTCTTGGTTTTCTGAAGTTAAGAATTGGGGAGTTAATTCTGCGAAATGGAAAGCGGCAAGTGAATATGCTAAAGATAAGAAATGGGATTTCATAATTCTTACAGAAGACCATTTAAAGTAGCATAAATACTATTATGGCAGAGATTAAAGTACTAGAAGAAATAAGGAATGCGTCTGGAGACCAAAGACGTTCTGCACAATGGTATCAAGACCAAGTAAAAAGTCTTGTCGGTACTCGCTATGAACCTACGCAGTTTCAAAGAGAGTATGCAGAAAATATGACAGGCAGAATGTTACCTGGACGTATGTATTTGATAAACTATTCAAACCCTATTGGAAAAGGAACTCCAGCATTACCTTACTATGATATGTTTCCTCTTATACTTCCATTTAATGTCGAAAGTAGTTACATTACCGCAATAAACTTTCACTATCTACATCCAGTCAATAGAGTTATACTATTAGAGAAACTAAGTAGATTTAAAGTAGGTGATACTGACATTCAAACTAGAATTCGTGCAGATTGGGGTATACTAAGTAACTTTGCTAGATTTAGAGAAGTAAGACCTTCTGTGAAGAGATATAAGAAAAGTCAAATAAAAGGTAGATACTTGTTTATACAACCTGATGACTGGACAACAGCGGCAATGTTACCAACAGAGAGTTTTAGGGGTGCAAGTAAGCAACAAGTCTATTTAGACAGTAACAGAAAAATGAGGGCAAGATGAGTATAGATAATTTTATTGCAGAAGTGCATGGAAGAGACGGAGCAGGACTTGCAAAGTCTAATAGGTATATGGTAGTTATTGATGTGCCTAGAGGTCCATCTGCTAATAATTTAGGTCAGTTATCTAGATTTTCAGATATCAATGCTGGTCAAAATCAATACGGAAGATACTCGCAACTAATAAATGGACAAAGACTAGTAAATCTTTATTGTGAAGCAACATCACTACCATCAATGAATATAGATACTAAACTAAATAAACAGTATGGACCAGGAAGAGAAATTCCTTATGGTCACAGTTACACACCTGTCAATTTTACATTTTATATGGATAGAGAATATACTGTAAAGAAATTTTTTGATGCTTGGCAGAGAACAATTATTGATCCGGACACATCAAAAACTAATTACTATAATGAATATGTGACATCTGTTCACATTCTAGCACTAGATGCTAAAGATAGCATAGACGCAAATGGAACACTGAGAGCAAAATATCAATGCACACTGATAGAAGCATATCCAAAAACTGTTGCTGAAATTGCATACAGCGCCAGTTCCTCTGAAGTAGCAAGACTTCAAGTATCAATGCAATTCAGAAAATGGAAAGAAACTACTGCGGTGACTGGTATTGGTTCACTTGGTTCTAATATTGTCATGAACGATTATGTAACATATAATCCTGTGCAGTCAGTACAAGCACGGTCTGATGCAAACTTCGCAAGAATGGAAGCAGACGTTGCAGATTTATGGTAATTAAATATTAACTAACGATTAAACTATGGAGAAAACAATATGGCACTACCAAGACTTGATGCACCACAATATGACTTGACATTATATAATGGTGAAAATATTAAATTCAGACCTTTTCTGGTCAAAGAACAAAAACTTCTTCTATTGGCAGTAGAAGAACAAGAACAAAAACATGTTATGAATGCTATGAAGCAAATCATTTCAAATTGCATCTTCGACCAAGTAGATGTAAATACATTACCTATATTCGAAATCGAGAATATATTCTTACGATTGAGAGAAAAATCTGTAGGTGAGCAAATTGATTTGAGATTAGTATGTACTGATGAAGAGTGTAAAGGACAAACACCCTATACATTGGACTTGACACAAATTAAATATGATATGGATAGTATTCCTAGTAGAACAATTAAGATTAGTGAAAATGTTAATCTTAATATGAGATTTCCAACAATGTCAAATTTAGAAGATGTAACTAATTTAGAAAATGTAGAAGATAACTTCAAATTTCTTGCGAGTTGTATTGAAAGCATTGAAGCAGATGGAAATATCTATGATGTAGATACAACACCGAAAGAAGAAATTCAAGCATTCATCGAAAGTATGACAACATCACAATTTAATATGCTAAAGAATTTCTTTACAACTTTACCAAGATTATCGAAAGACCTTGAGTATACATGCAGTAAGTGTGGAAAGGAACAAAAAAGAGTAATTAGTGGAATACAAAGTTTTTTAGCGTAGGCCTCTCGCATGATGATTTAGTAAATCACATGAGAACTAATTTTGCACTAATGCAACATCATAAATACTCATTAACAGAACTTGAAAATATGATGCCATGGGAGAGGGAAATTTATATAACTCTGTTGACCCAGTTTATTGAAGACGAAAATGAAAAAGCAAAACAACGGAGATAGTAAATGGGAGAAGAAGAGATAAAAGCATCTGGTCATCATCCTGCCGATACAAACGGCGATGGTAAGGTCAGTAATAAAGAGCAAGAAATGTACCTTGAGTTCAAACGCAAAGAACTGGAGGATGTGGATGCAAGAAGAGATGCAATGAGATATATGACATGGTTCGCTTTGATGGGTATATTCAACTATCCAGCGGCGGTTTTGATTACAGCAATGTTAGGTTATGATACAGCGGCGAATATTATTGGAGATATTGCTCCGACTTACTTCGTTGCTACTTCAGCAATTGTTGCCGCCTACTTTGGAGCAAATGCTTACACCGATAAGAAGAAATAGGTAATTAAATGGCAGACAAAAAAGAAACTATTGGCGGATTGAGTGATGCGGTAGAAACTCTGAATAAAGATAATACCAAATCTGGCATAGAAAGTAATCAAATACTAGGTAATATCGAAAGTGGTATTCAAGATTTATATGCCGTCAATTCACAAATGCTTGAAGCGATTTCTGCCATACAAGCATCACTAGCACCTGATGCATTCGGTTCCGCACAATCAACAGAAGCATCTAGAGAAGGAGATGGCGCACCTATTATAGGTGGACCAGCAGAACAATCTGTTGTTACTCCTACTGAAGGTAAAAAAGGCATGGGCATGATGGGTATGCTCGGTGTTGCCGCCGCTGGTGCCGCCGCTGGTCTTGTTGCCGCTTTTGCAGGATTCTTAGATTTCGATGCACAGAAAGTAAAAGATAAAGTTCTCATTCTTACAAGTATTGCAGATGAAGTTGATGGCGCCGATACTGCAGAGACAGTTGCAACTCTCGCATCATTAGGTGTAGGTCTTGCCGCATTTGGAATTGGTTCTATTGCTAATGGTATAGGCCAATCATTTATGGAAGATAATTGGTCGGACAAAATATATGATAGTGTCGCAACTCTTATAAAAATTGGTGACTTATCTTTTCTATCAGCAGTTGAGGCGGCGGCATCTTTAACCACACTTGGTGTAGGTCTTGCCGCATTTGGAATTGGTTCTGGCGTTGGCGCACTTGGTGCAGGTCTTGCGGAAGGAATGCTAAAAGAAGGGTGGGCGGACAAAATATATGATAGTGTCGCAACTCTTATATCGATTGGTGATTTATCTTTTCTAGGAGCAGTTGAAGCGGCAGGTTCATTAACTACACTTGGCGCAGGTCTTGCGGTGTTTGGGGTTGGTTCTGCAGTCGGTGGAGCAGGTCAAGCAATCGCCGACACTATGAGTGATGCTAATTGGGCACAGCGCATTTATGATAGTGTAGAAACTCTTATTGGTATTGGTGATTTAAGTTTCTTCGCCGCTGTTGAAGCGGCAGGTTCATTGACTACACTCGGTGCTGGTCTGGCAGTATTTGGTGTTGGTTCTGCAGTTGCTTCGCTTGCTAAACCTGGTTTTGCAGATGGTATTGTTGATAGTGTAGAAACACTTACAAGTGTGAAAGATAAAATAACCGCAGAAGAAGCAGAAACATTTAGTGACACAATGGGTAGTTTGTCGGCAGGACTTCTAAAGTTCTCCGGTAGCAACTTCCTGGGTTCTATTATGGATGCTGGAACTGCGCTGATGGGTTTTCTGAGTGGTAATGAAAGTCCTATTGAGCAAATGATAACCATTGCAGATAAATCTGAAGAATTGAATAAAGGTGCAGACGCAATTGATAGAGTTAGAATTGCTATTAGTAAATTATCTAGTATTAGTTTTGATGGTGCAGGATTTAATATAAAAGACTTGACTGATGATTTGATGAACTCAATACCTGCACTTGAACTTGCAATTCAAGGCGGAACAGTTGGAGAAGGTTTCTTCAGTTCAGGAACAGAAATTAAAGGTCTAGCATCTCCAGACATTGATTATGAAGCGGCAGTAGCAAGAATTCAATCTCTTCGTGAAGCATTAGGTGGTGCAAGTGCTAGTGTAAGTAGTAGTGTAGCACAGACTGCTGTTCCTGCTGATACAGGTGCAGGAATTACAGGAAGCACAGATACAACGATTGTAGATACAGGCGATTTAACATTACCATACAATTCTAGAGAAAAGAAGTTAAGAGCAAAACAACTTGCAAAGGCATTGGGTATGGGTACTGCAAGGACTGCGACATTTGAAGCAGGTATCCCTACAACAGTTGATGGTGTTGAAGTTCCTACATATCTCTACACTAATGATGAAATTGATAGAATTAATGGTGCTAGAACTATGAGAGCAGAGATGAACAATACCTCTGCTAATCTCATTCCAACTAGACAATCAGGACAAGACTTGCAACAAGCACAAGCAGAAGCAAATGCTAATTCTGGTTCGTCTGAAGCACCTACTGTCATTCAGTCAAACGTATCACCAAGCACTGTGAATAACCAGAGTACAACAAATCTTGCTTCTCGTACTCAGCATCACACTTCTGCTAAAAATGAATTGATGCTCGGCGCCTTCTAATGATACACGCTTTCATGTTGATGGTTGTTATCGGAACAGGAGAGTTTAGACAAGTTCAACCAGACCCTATGTATTTTAGAAGCATATCTACTTGTCTTTGGTATGCAAAAAGAATCCCACAACAGTTTGGTAATTACTCATACGGTGCTTATGTGGACCCTAAAGATAGGGTTACTGCTTACTGTAAACCTGTCAAAATTCAAGACGGTGTACATATCTATGACCATTAACTGTACATTTTAATATAATAATATGCAAACCCTAGGCCAACGATAGAACCTATGATTAGCACTCCCGCGATTGCCATTTCAAAATATTCATACATTTTTTGTTCTCGCTGTGCTTTTATTCGCAATGCTTCTTTCTTTTGTTCTTCTCTTCTTCGTGCCGCTTCTGCTTGAAACTTGATCCAATCTTGCCACATACCAGCGCGTCCCGTATAAATCATAAGTTCGCGCAACTCATCTTCTTGTGCCTTAATTTGTTCAAGTGCCATAAATTCTTCAAGGTCCGACTTATCAGACTTTGAACTCTTATTTACTTCAATCTGTAATTTACTTTTGGCGTCAAAATAATTTAGAAGTCCCTCACCCATCTGATGAAGTTCTCTACCTTCTTGGACAAATTCTTTGACGGTTTTAAATGCCGCTGTGGCAATTGCTAATTCTGCAAGCATATTGATTCCTCATTTGCTAAAAAAGAAGAATATAAATCAATTGTTGCTATTTAATGATATGTGTCACTCTCTCAATAATATTTATAAAAGAAAAAGGGTTACCATTGCTGATAACCCTTACTTTCACTGTTAATTTTTTATGAAGTACCTACAGCAAGCGCATGTAGACCAAACTAGTATAAGGCGCATACATCATAAAGGAATAACTTCCAGTTCTCCTATGTGTTTAATCTTCAGATGCTAACTTGCTGAAGTATGACATTGCTTCATCATCTTCATCATCATCAACATTAGAAGTTGTTGCAACTTGTGGTGTAGATTTCTCTTCTGCCACCCAAGGTGCGCTTTCTTCTGCAACAGGTGCTGGCGCACTTGGTGCAAAAGTCTCTGGTGCTGAATTCAAGTTCAGTACCAAATCTAGTTTTGCTTTCAATTCGTCATAAGATTTAAAGTTAGAAGGCGCAACAAACTCTTGCAGTTTGTATTGAGACTTCCATAGACTTTCAATCTTCTCATCATTACCTTCAAACAAAGGTGACGCACTATCAAACTCAGATTTATCGTAGTTAGTAAAACCTTCTACTTTACGAATTTTGAGTTTGAAGTTACAACCTGCCCAAGGATCAAATGGGTTGACAGGTGTTTCATCTTCGAACTGTGGTTTCATGTGATCCATAATCTTATCAAAGATTTTTTTACCAAACTTAAACAGTTTGACTTGACCTTCATTCTCAGGATGCTTTGGGTCAGAGACTACTAAGACATTAGCGATATACGAAAGTCTACGCTTCTGCTTTCGTGCAATATCTTTGTTTGCTTCAGTGCCAGAGTTCCACAGAATAGAGTTATACTCTGCTACAGGGTCTTTCTGATTGAGGGTAGTGAGTGAGTTTTCAATATACCACTTACCAGTAGGACCTTGAAACCCGTGATTGAAAACACGAACCCAAGGAAGTTCTTCACCTTCACTTTGAGGAAGAAAACGAATTACAGCATAACCATTACCAGACTTATCAAGTTCTGGACGCCAGAAGCGTTCATCTTGATTGCTGTTGTTTGACTGTTGGGGTTTGTTTACTTTATCTACTTCTGAAAGTAGGCGGGATAGGTTGTCGTTAGACTTTTTTAGTTGTGCAAAATTTGTCATTTGTATTACCTCGTATGTACGTTATATTGCGTTGTATAAGTTTATCTTATCCACATATTCATCATATGCTACTATTTATACGACTTTCATCATATTTCTGTTGCTTACTATACACTATTGCCTTGTATTTGTCAACATCAAAATCAAGAAAAGGTCGGTATTTAATTAACTTTCGCCGTTCTTCTTTCCAGAAGAAATCATCACCGAGCGTCTTATCCCAATATGTCAAATAGTTGTTAATAGCATCTAGTATCAACATCGTTTCGATTGTTACATCTCCACGACTATACATTTGTAGTAGAAGAGGATGTTGCTCATCTTTAACTACAAAGCATTTGTCGAACTTATTGATATTCTCTTCATCAAGTTCTGAACAAATCTCATCAAGGTCATCATGCAAGTTTTTAGTTAAACTCTGTAAGCGACCTTTCCATTTATTATATACTTGTAATGCTTCTTCATAAATGAAAGCACCACCCCATCGATTACCATCAACATGATTAGCAATTAAAAACTTAGGTAGTTCATCTTCACTAAACTCTTCTGCAAGTTTCTTAAAATTAAACTGGTCAGACCTTTTATAAAAAGTTTCATCTTTTGTCTTGACTGCGCCTCTAGTCTTTGTTATATCATATCTATCTGTTGTGAAGTGTAACTTAAAAGCAAGATACACATTGAAAGCATCGAATTCATTCATCTGTAAGGTTTGCCGCATATCCATCCTACTAAACTATATCTCTTACCTTTTGTGACGGGTCGAACCCTATGATAAGTAAATGATGGAAAAACAATTGCTTCTCCTGTCTTTACTTGACACAATTCAGTTCTATTCTCTTCATGTGGTAGTCCTAATTCAAATTCAAACTCACCACCCTCATAATCATGATTAAGTAACACAGAGAAACTAATCTTTCTAATCTTACCTTGTAGATACTTGTCAGTATCAGTATACGGCACACTTCTCTGGTCGGCGTGCCAATTGTAATGTTGTTCAGGACCATAAGTTGTAAATTGTAAATCTTCGATTGCATCATAATCAAAGTTCCAATTATTATTTACATTCTCCAGATATATCATTTTAAGTAAAGGTTTATAAATGAATTCAGTATCAGAATTTCTTTTGAACCAAGATATAGAACTATTTCTGTGTCCCTGTATTGCCGCTTCAGTTCCATCTATCTTAGCATCTTCTAAATTCACTTCGCCCATCTGAATAATTTTATCAACTTCAGGTAAAGTAAAAACAGGTTTTGTAGTTGAATAACAATATTTTAAAATCATACCGGCAACTCCGCAGTAGTCTTAGGTAAATAATGTAAGTCTTGTGCATTGACAGTGACTTTATCTTTAAGTGTTTTACTCACAAACTTCTTCACATCTTCTGGTTCAAGTTCATGCTCATCACAATATAGAAGAATAGCATCCATATGCGTGATTGCTTTATCTAGTACAATATCTTCAATAATTTTACTAAATCTTTTTGGTGTCATTGGTTCAGGATTCATTAGTCCCACCTATAAAAAATATGGTCATCGATTTGTCCAATTCTTGTTTTTTCTTTGTTCCAATCTGGATTGACATAATCTGCATGATAGTGTGTAGCACCTTCAATCATGCCAGCGTATCTGTTTGTTAATATTCTATTAACAAGTCTCAAAATTCTTTCATATGCTTCTGTGTCATGTATGATTTCTGGTTTACCGTCACAGAACCAGGAGAACTGACATCTGTGCCTTCTAGGTATATCTTTACCTTTTTCTTCTTTCCACCAAGTTGAATATTCTGCTTGGTATACAACTTCACAAATCGTATCAGGAAATCTACTATCACGAACACGATTGATAACTACAAGACCAACTGCTATTTGACCTGCAGTAGATTGTGACTTTGCTTCATGATATATGTTATTAGCAAGACATACTTTTGAATTAGTGCTTGGTAGTTTTACATCATCTGCTAATGCGCTAGATGCAAGTAATAAAAAAGGTGCGAGATATTTAATCATTAGACTAATATACATTATTATAATAAAGAAGTCAAGGGATTTCTCCCTTGACTTTACACTTTTACCATTAGCGTTGTGAAACGAAAGAATTCATCTCATTTGCTAGTTTGCTGATATCTTCGAATGTCGGAAATGGCGGCATTTCTGGAAACTGAACATCTAGTCCTGCTTCTTTGTCTGCATAGTATTTCTCTTTAACATTATTGATATCAGTGTGATATTGCTCTGTGAGCAACTCTCTGGCGCTTTGTATCATACTAAAGCGTAAGTCGAATGGATTACTCATACTATTTCTCCTTGTGTGTATGTGTGTAATGTAGGGTGAAGCAATTGCTTCTTCTGTTTCCAGGCGTCCCCACAACACCCAGAAGATTATGCCGCTAGGCGAACATCTTCATATGCAATGTTATCGTTTGCATTTATGTTTTTGAATTCTCTTCATGCCTTCTTAATGCAGTCGAACCTATTTCGCCCCCATCAAAAGCACACTGGGATTGTATTGTTCCACTGACGGTCTTGATACAAACACCATCCAGTGTGCTTTTGGTGGAGGCGGTGGGTACTGCCCCCACGTCCTACAATCCTCCAACATGTGTCATCAAATTCAATTCTATTTATACTACATTCAAGCAACTTTGTCAAGAACATATGGGTCGATATCTAGATATTTACCCCATTCAGTATAGTAGTGTCTCATACCTACTTCATCATGTATAGTTCCATTCTCATGTCTTCCATGTAGAATGTTTCTTGTTTCTGTACCTTCACGCATTGTTGTGCCTTGACCTGCTACACCAATAAGGTCTTCGTGCAAGTTTCTACCGAAAGGTCCCCATATACTATTGTGATGCTTGATACGAGTTTGTCTTTCTTCTGATGTATCTTTTCTTAATCCATATCCACGAAACTCAATCAATACTTTATTCGGACCAAGTGGTGTTACTGTGTCTGAACGATATGCACTCCCACGGAGGTTAAAGTTGAATCCTGGAAAGAGGTCGACCATGTACCACTGGTTGGGCGGCAGATTGGGAAAAGATAAATCCCCTCTATCTTCAAATCCGTCATACTCTTCGTAATTAACAGTAAAACTACTAACATTAACATGACCGTTATCAAAAGGAATATTTTTTCTAGCGAAATATTCATCATTGAATCCTGACACTCTATT